AAATTACCATTCCTAATTGCTTCTTTAGGATTATACTGGGTCATGTTATTCACGTTGACCCCTGGGGTAAATGGAAATAATTTGTGTCTGCAGTTAATTCCTAATGTTCCAGCAGGTTCACCGTAACCATGATTATAGATTGAATCGTACTTGTCATTGTAATTAGGATCATCAGTTGGAACTATGTTGACTACCTTACCTTGAATATAAGCACACGCTTCACGACTGTTAGGGTGGCTAGACATCAGACATAACACTTGGCCAAACTCTTGCATTCGTTTAGTTCGTAAATCATTGTAAGTCCTATTAGATGTTGTCGTAAGTACCATACGTGTATAACCTTCAAGAGACCATGCACGTCCAGACTTATCTCTCATAACTTCGATACCTTTATCCAATTGTTGGTAAATAGCATCCTTGACTGCTCTATCATGAGTTTTAAGTCCAGTTACAGTTTCAATTGTTGAGCGTTTTAAAATTTCCTGATATGTTCTCATAACAGGATTAACACCATAATTACGACTAAGCAAAGTTTGATTAATCGTGTTATTTAAGGTATCTGTTGTTTGTCTAACCATTGAATCAAGCATGTTAAAACTCTCATTACTGATTGGCTGACTAACTTGGCCACTGTACTTCAATTCTTGACTGACTTCATCTAATATCTCATATCCATCTTGTTTTAAGATTGTTTCAATTTCATTGGGTGAGATACCGTCAAAGTCTGCCATTAAATCAATTACTCTCTTGGTTAATGCTCCCATTTGTGACAATTGTTGTGCTTGCCACTGAACAACATTATCTTGCGTTACATCTTCATAGTGCCCACGTTGTAACACTTTGATAATTTCAGAAAATATCTTATCTTCTAAATTAGAATAGAGATTAGCAATGTTATTAGTGTCTTGGTCTAGTTTCTGTTTTGAATCCATAGACTACACCTCGTTGCTATCTCCATCTATTGGCTCTTGAAATGACCCTTGAGAAAAGTCTGGTTGTTCATTATTAACTTGAGCTAACCACTTTTGAGCATCCTCTTCACTCAATCCGAAATTACGTTTTAGGTATTCAAGCTTTGGCATAATTCCAGCAGCAACTAACTGCATCTCATCAGCTCGTTGTTTATCTTTATCAATAAACACACCATCATCAAAATGTACAGACAATTCAACATCTTCTACATTACCAGTCCATCTAGGCTTAGCGTCAGAAAAGAATTGTCCCACACTAGCTACTTCAAGAATTGCATTAACTAACTGATTTAAAAACAACTCTACTTGAGTTAAGTAACTAGAACGTGTTTGGTAGGTTGCAGAATTTTCACTGACAACTTCAGTAGCTGTTTTAACTCCTTGACCATCATAAGAGAATGTACCAGAACTAAAACCAATCTGTTGCTCAAACTCACGTAAGAAGTAATCAATTGACTCTTTAAATTGAGTTGAACGAATATCAGAAGTTAAGTCAGTTACACTCAGCTTATCTGTATCTCCATACATACCTTGATAAACATCTTCGTCCTTATCAAACAAGACCGGATGAGCGTCGTCTACTTCATTTCCATACAGATTGCCAGTAGGTTTCAACATTTCAGCAGGAACTGCAATTCTACGTTTTCCCATTCTAACTTCATGTACAAACATATCATGAGTTCGATTGATAGCATCTATTACATTCCTAGAATTATCTACAATACCAACACCAAGCGGACTATCTAAATTTTTATTATTAGCCCCTGGTGTTCTGAAATATGCAAATAATGGTTTAGTAATAACATCAGTAAAGGTTAATTCTGGTGCTAAATTAGGATATAAAGTTTCAAGTGCTACTTGTTCTCCAATTACGTCTGATTGATAAGAACGATATAACTCATTTGTTATGTGATAAGTTTTAGCGTCATCCCACTCATGGAACTCAAGCAACGTATAATAAACATTTCTATCATTCTCAGTTCTAACTGTACGACTAGCAAAAGCACATTCAGAAATATCATCAGTGTTGTTACGTAATGGATAGAATTGGTCTGCATTAGCCCAAGCTATCCTAATAACATCATTATCATCAACATAAGGTCTAGCAGCTAAACCACCTAATGAAATAGCAGTTTCTAAGCGTTGCTCAAATCTCATATTGAACTTATTATTTTGAATTACTTCATTGATGAACTCGTTTGTCGTTTCATCTTCTAACGATAAAGAACATTGTTCATTAAAGATAATTGACGCTAATTTCTTAGATGCTAACTTAGTAACGTTTAGTGAACTCAACGGACGTTGTCTGTATTCACCGTATGAATTACGATACTTAACTTTTGGTAAATCATCTTTGTAATACAACTTGGCCAACTTTATCCGTTCATATTCCATTGGATCAATTGAAACTCTATTATCATCAGTAATGTTAGTTAAACTCTTTACCATTCCTAACTTGGCACCTCCTTTCCTAAACCAATCTTTTATTTGTTGAATTAATGACATCACTCCACCACCTTAATATTTCAAACCTAGCAAGCGTTCATTATCTCGCACAAAGTACTGAAATTGGTCGCATGTATGGTCTTCTTCTTTGATAACTTTAGGATCGTCACTATTTAGAGTTTTCTCGTCCCACCTGTAATTTCTATGCTCTTCAATAAAGATTTTATTTGACTCAGTATCCAGATAATAAAAACGACCCTGAGCAACTATATTTTGCACACGGTCTATCATGTCTACTTTTTTTAATTTTGCTACCTTATGAAGATGTACTCCGTAATCATTGTAGAACTGATTATCTAAAGCACCTTCAGCAGAATCTATTGTTAATTTAGTTGCCGGCTTTTTGAATTGTTTGGCTAACTTATTAATGAATGAATACAAGTCTTTAGATAACTCACTAGGTGGCTTTTTATGTTCCTTACCTTGTGGACTGTAATAATAGGTATCCAATAAAATTACATTACCTTTTCTAGTTAATCCATAAGCACCAAATGTAGTAGCAGATACTTCATGGCCAGAATCAATAGCACAGAACCAATTTGTAATGTAATCATCACTTGGCAACTCTTTTAATGCTTTGAAATTATCCATGTTGTAAATATTAGTGCCAAGTCCAATGACTTCACCCAGATACAACCAACGATAATAGTCATAATCATTATTTTTATAGCTTTCAATCAGTTTTAATTGCTGATCAGTTGTGAATCCTAATTCATCATCTAAGTAGGTACTCGTATCAACAAAATATTCTGGATCTTCTTCTCTAGCAGTTACCCAGTCATTAATCCACTCATAAGGATTACGTGGTGGATTGTATGAAAAATAAACTTTTACATCATCAACGTAATCTGGCTTTTGTCTAATAAAAGAAGGTATAGACTGATCAAATACATCTACACCTTTCATGTTTGCTGCTTCTTCAAACCAGACAGCAATAATATTATCTACCTTGTTAGATTTAAGCTTATGTGGATTATCAGCACCATAGAAATAAAACGTACTGCCAGTTAGCTTATGTGTAATTCTTAATGGTGACTTGTAGTAATTGTACTCATCACTTAAATTAAGCATATCTAAGGCCCACATAATTTGACTGTAAACTGTATCATGTAAATCTGATTTGTTGGCCAGAATACACACAACATTTACTTTCTTGTGCAACTGCGTCCACTTCTTAACTGATGTAACTAACTTCAAACTAATAACAGATGATTTAAATGAACCGCGTCCACCTTTAGCAATGATATATGATTTTTTAGTAGTCCATAATTTGTAGAAGTGTGGATTGACCATCTCAGTCATTCTAATAACCTTACTCATCTTCTGCATCTCCTATATCATCAACTAAAACAGTAAAATCATCTGCCTTGTTTTTGCCAGTAAGTTCATCAGCCCTCCAACGTGCAATATCTGCTTCTGCGTTTGCCTTACGTACCTTAGCTTTATCTAGCTCTGGTGTGCTGTTATCAGACATCATACCTGACATTTTCAAAATAGTAATAGCTGTTTGCAATCGTACCATTTCTGATTTAGCATTTAACAAATTAACTAACTCTCTTAATGCTTTACTTTCAAAGTCTTTCTTGACGACTAATTTCTTATATTGCTCTTGTGCAGCTTTGAATTTATCATCATTTTTCCAATTATCTAATGTTGATCTTCTACGTTGGACATTTTTTGCAATTTCTTCATCTGTTAATTCATCTTCAAATAGCAATATAACGGCTTTTTGGCGCCTTTTATCTAATTCAAAAAAGGGTCCTAATTGTCCAATTTTGTCCAATTTCTTACTACTTTTCTTCACACCATATCACCCACCACCTTTTAATTTAATCTTACTTGTATCCTTGCTGTACTTACGCTTATGTTTTACTGGATGTTTCTTGTAGTGCTTTTCTAACTCACGTAACATTTTCAGTTCTTCATAAGTCTGTACCTTTCCGAAATCTATACTATCTTTCATAATTTTCTCCAAAATAAAAAGCCAGCCTGGATAGACTGACTTAATAATTATGACAAATAAAATATGCATTGTAAGTTTTAACTCTCATGGTCTATAAAGCGACTAACCTAACTTACCTTTGCTACAATACCATAATATTCCATTAAAGTACCGTTGCAACTCCGCTAACTTTCCGTTTGATTTCCGTTTTTCTTGATATATACATGCAAATTAGGACAATCTGGTTGTACTTCTAATCTATCTGCAAATTCATTTAATGCATTAATTTTTAATTCTGCATATCTAGTTTTTTCGTAATTCAACCTTTGCATTATTTGCCAATCATACATATCATCTAGATATTTAGCAATTAGTATTTGTTTATGAATTAAACGACAGTTATTTAAAGCTTTACTAACTCCAATTAAAATGTTCTTTGCTATGTATGATTTAGATTCAAAATGATTTACCAAAATCTCTTCACTACCATTTTTAAAACTAGGTGATTTAGGCATATCATCAATCACTGGCGAACGTAAAAATGACGGTACTTCGTTTGCCATTCGTAATAATTTATCTAAATCTTTGTTAAAAAAATTCCTAACATTTCTAGCTGTTTGGACTTCGTCGACTGGCTCAAAAAGTTCCATATAGTCCATTTCTACACTCTCCCTGTGGTATAATTATTTTAGTTGATTTAAGTGGCACGTTTCCAAGGGAGCGTGCTTTTTATTAGTTATAACTTCTAACCATATCGACCAATTGCTGTTCTTTACCTTTCCATTGGCGTTTAGTTTTTCGATAATCAAAATGACCGTGATGTTTGTGGAGTTTTCCAGTTTCTTTTAATCCTAGTTCACGCTTACGAATCGTCCACGTTAAACCAGTTTTAACATCACGAACAGCTGCAGTGTTTTCATAGATAGCTAATACTTCAACTTCTCTATGTTTGTAACCAAAAGGATCTTCAACGTTAAAAAATACCTTACCTTTGTATTTGTAAAAATCAGTTTTGTTTATCATATTCATACCTTCTCAATTTTAAGTTTGTATACTTTGTTAATTTTGATGAACTCGATTTTTAGATTTAATTAGTTTCATCATCAAACTCACTTCGATCTGCAATGAAATTATTCTGATAAAACAAGGTCCCTTCAGAACTTGTTAATTTGCAGTATTCATACCGTCTACCCCATATTTTGTTATATGGTACTTCTTCGTTATTTTCATCAAAATATTTAATGGTATTTGTTCGTTGCCCTCTGTAGCATTTAAAATGGACCTTCAACCCATCTTCAAATAATATTTCACCTTTAAGATCAAAGTTCATGCCTACGCCACCACCAAACTCAAAAACATTATCATCGTCATGCAAATAATTGTTGTGATAGCGACGTAACCTACATTCTCTATTAATTCTAAAGCTTTGTTTTTATCTTCGCACTCCATTGAGTATGTAAAGCAACTTACTACCATATACGTTATTCCTACCGCAATCATTCCATAAATAATTAATTGTTTCATTATCTTTCACCCTTAAAAATTATCATCATAAATGTTTGCTATAACAGACACCTTAACCTGTGTTTCTGCTTCTATGTGATTCTTTGCTCGCACAATCATATTTTTAACAGTGCTACCAGTGGTATACTCAACTAAATATAATTTCATATAATCAATCCTTTCTCATATTTATAACTAGCTAAAGCCTTGCTATGCTCTCAACACATACGACCATCTCAAATCATGTGGATGCAAGGCAGTGTTACAGCCATACACGAAGAATATAATGCACGGAGGATTTTACTCCTTCCAAAATTTATTTGTGACTGTAACTATTGTGTATTTAAAAGAAAGTCTGGTTTCGGTAGTAAATCTGCTAAGTTGCTACGTATGAATTAATGTGTACTTAATTAAGAGGGAGAATTCCACCTACCTTTTTAATAAGTTTTGTTGTTGTAGCTCATCAGCAAAATACCACCTATGACTTAGCATCCTGCGACAGATACTAAGCCTGATTCGATTCTTAAAATCGTGGCAAATCAATCTAACTCAATTCTGCTTATATGCTTCATAACAATACTTAAAATCTTTCCGATTTCTCTAAAATCTTCAAATTTAATATAATCTTCATCTTCAATTTCCCAGTTATTTTCATAGTATCTTTCAATAGATATAGTTTGTTGTTTATAGTAAAGGATCACTTTATCTAAAATTGTTTCATCAAACAATTTATCGTCATCATAACGGTCTTTACGATCAATAGCATCAATTCTCAAATCTCGACCGTAAATATCTGGGTATTTTCTGTTTAATTCTGTATACATATTTATAAAGTTCTCATTCATCACATATACCTCATTTCAGACCATTCTTGCACTGCGAAACCTAATTGCTCTCAATCAATTCAATTGCATCTTCAACACTTCTACACACTCCATATAAAACAGGTTTATCTTCAATGAATTTCTGAAATTTAATCTGATCTTCTCTAAGTTTTCCAGTTTCATTCTTCACCTCAATCAAAATCATCTTTCCATCACTATGTCTGAATCCTGTGATATCTGGCCAGCCTTTAGGTGCCAATTTAATTACTGTTCCAAATTTTGTTTGTACAGTTCCAGCGTTACTTCTAAACACAGTGCATCCGTGTCTAGCAACTGCAACCATAATATCGTTTTGAATTTTTTGTTCTAAAGTCAATCGTAAAATCCTTTCTCAAGGTTTACACTAAGTTTACACATAGGTTTACAGTACAAACATTGATATATCAACATTTATAAGCAGGTTTACAGGTTTACACTAAATTTAAACTTTTTACAATTCCACCGTTATTTTTTCTCTTTGTCTCTTCTTTTATATAGAATATATATACTTTATATATAAATTAGTGTAGTAGTGTAAACTTATATATATAAAGCCCTGTATATCAACATTTTAAGGTTTACACTAAGTAGATTTTTAGTGTAAACCTAGTGACAACTAGTCTAAACCTTTTTGTATCCTCTCTTAGATATTCCATTTATTTTTTTATGAGCTGGCTCCCATTCTCTATGATTATCCATAATGTACTTAATCTTTTTGGCCAACTTTCGATTCTTGATTAAGTTCTCTTCTCCAAGCTCCTTAGCTATTTGAGATGATGTTATGAAAGCCCCTGGCCACCCTGCTAGTACTTCTTCTATTTGAGTTTCAGCTTCATCAATGTACATAAACGACTTTCTATTTTCTTCAAGCAGTTCATTTTCTTCGTCTGATAACATAAAATTAAAACCTTCCTTGTAGTAGTGAACACATTCACCCCAGAATTGTTTGATGATCTCTGGTGTTAAATCTGTAATAGGACTTTTAATCTGTCTGCGTTTGTTGGCCATGTTTGGCATGAATCTACGCTCCCCAGTTTTGTCCTTTAAATACGTTGATTCGTTAGTTGTTCTGGCAATGACAAAATTCTTAGGTCTTCTAACTGCACTTCTGCCATAAGGTGGTCTGTATTCCAATTCCTCAGATGAAATGAATTTCTTTAAAGTTTCAAAATCTGAATTGTTAGTAGCTGTCATTTCATCATCATTGACAATTAAAGCTCTTTGCATGTTCATATAACTATCTTTGTCTTTAAAGTCTGTAAACTGGTCTGTATACCAACCATTTGAAATTTTCTTTAAAAAAGTGGTCTTACCTACACCTTGACCACCAACTAAATCCAACACATAGTCAAATTTGGAATTAGGATTAAAAACTTTGGCTACAGCTCCCACAAAAAATATCTTGGTTTGTAGTGTTGTTACTTCACTGATTTCAACCCCTAAAAATTCTGGTAACAATAACGCTACACGTTGTTCTCCGTCCCATTCTTTTTCAGCTTCTTCTAAGTACTTTTTAACCGGGTTGTATGAGTTACTTTGAGCGTCGTTACTAACTGCCATCTGCAGTAGTCTTTCAGTAAACAAAACTCCATACTTATCTTCAATATATCTAAGAATACTTGAGATATAGTTATCCTCAACATATCCACATTTTATGTGTAGTTGTGGAATACTTTTTATAACTTCATCAGCAAACGAAAATTCGTTATATGCAAATGTTCCTTTAAGAATCTCATCTTGTTCTAAAATCAATCCTATATTACGCAAAGAGTTAGCTTTGATAGTTCCACTTTGCGTCATTGTGAATGGAATTGGCATCTTTACAACGTTTGTTGACTCTTGGTTCTCTGCTTTTTTGATTGCATCATCAACACTCATATCTATCCGCCTCCATTCTTAATTTCTCTATTTAAGATTGATTCAAACGTCCTATCTAGCTCCTTTTGTGGTAAAGGATCATTTGAATTTTCATTTGCTATATTCACTAACTTGTAAGCTAATCGTGGTTTAACTGATCTAAAAAATAATGCTCCACATAAAGCAGCCAAAGCTTTATTTCTTTGACCCTGATCACCTAGACCACTTGCTATTGTTTCTAATACATCTGTAGTTGAATTACGTTCTCTAGTTAAATTTAAATCTTCACTAACTCTATTAGGATGACCCTTAGTAGCTCTAGATTGATTAATAGTTCTAATCAAATTTAATGGAGCTTTGACAATTGGATTTTTATTTTCCCAAGAATATCCTTCACTAGGTGCAACTACTACATAATTATTAGGATGTGCTTTAATATCAATTCCAGGTTGCCAACCTATCATCTGATGTAGTGTCATCTCGTCTCTTTTAAGATAAAATAACTGCTTACCACCATGTTTAGTGGTTTGAGATAGTGTTTCTGGAAACCAGTCTTTAGGCAGTTGATCAAACGAATTAAAACCATCTGCTCCATTCTCATGTCTATCAATATCCACTACAAAGAATTTATCAGTTTTTAAAGCTATGCTTGCAGTTGGATATTTTCTCCACAATTCCTTGATTTCATCTGCTGTTAAAGCTGGTCTATCAGCAAATTTAATCAATGGCTTTTTATTTAAAAGTGGTAGCACACTCATTCCTTTAGCTTGATATGCCAGTGCTACATTTACTAAATTCTTCATAGCAAATCCTTTCTAACGGGCATCTCACCCATTCGGTAGTCTAGAGTTACTGCTCTAATTAACCTTTAGAATGGAACGTCGTCATCATCAATAACGATTTCATCTGGTTCTTCTGCTTCATCAAAATCATAATTACGATATGGATATTGTGGGTTCTTCTTGTTTTCGCTAACTGTTAAATGCATTAAAACAGTTCTACCTTCAGCTAAAGCCAATGCATTAGCTAAAGTTTCAATATCTTCCCAATCTTCATCTTGAAGTTCAATTCCTGAATTAGATGCTAATTTAGCAATCAACTTAATGTTTCTTCCAAGCATTGGATTAGAATTACCTTTAGCAGTAGTTTCGTCTAAACTCAAATTAACAAATTCTTTTTGGCCAGCATGTTCACCATCTAAAACTTGAACTCTGATTGACAATTGTTCAGAACCCCATGGAGTATCTTGGTTCTTGATATTATCAATCATTACGATATAATCTCCTGAAGGTAGTCCTTCAAAACCATTTACATTACCTTTTTTTGTATCAAATCCTTCTAAAGCCTTTGCTGCTGCGTCTCTTAATCCCATTATTCTTTACCTTCCTTTACTTCTTTTTCTGTTTCGATTTTGTCTACAATTTTCTTTTGTTCTTTAATTGGAGTCTTAACAGGTTTGTCAAATACTCCTACAACGTTATCTAGGATTCTTAATATATCCTTATCATCAATTTCTTCACGTACGTAATGTGTACGTCTATCAGTAACTCGTCTGATGTAGTTTTTTCCTCTGCGTTTAGTTTGAATAACTAAATCACAGTTACCATTGACAATGTTGTAGTACTTAGTTTTGAGACTAGGCACTTCAACATCACTGTCTCCTTCTTTTGCCACTCTTGAGATATAAACAACATTCATAGGTAGTGATTTTAGTTCTACTACAAAGCTTTGTAGTACACTGTTAAACGCTGAGTAACCTTTACCATATGGAATGTCAGCTAAACTTTGAACGTCATTCTCGTAACAAATAGCTTGTTCAATCATGACTGTTAAATCATCAATAACATCAATTACAATTGTTTTATAACCAGGATTCCTAGTTTTAAGCTCTAAGATAATCTCGTCTAATTGATCAATTACAGAACGTTTGAGTTTCCCTTGTGCATCTCTAACGTTTGATAATTGAATATCTTGAGCTGGAATCATTTCTGAGTTTCCATCTGTATTTAAAAATAGTGGTACTGGAAATCTCTCAGCCAGATAAGATTTACCTGACATGGTATCCCCGAAAATGAAGAAGTTTCTAGGAATTCTTCTAACCTTTTTCTGTCTATTAAGTGGTGGTAAAATCGACACTTTAATCATTCCTTTCATTTGATAAAGCCACGTTGCTTAGCGTAAAAGTAAGCCCAACCTGGCTTGTAGCCTTTCAACTCTGCATAAGCTTTAACTTCAGCGTAATTCTTTAAATCTGAAGGTTTCTTGTCTACTACGTTATTAGCAACTTTATCATTTATAATCTTTTTAAAAATTTCTTTCCTACGTGCTACAATCTTTTTCAATTCTGCTTTATCAACTACTTCAATTTCTCTTTCTTCAACTAAGTCAGCTCCACAAAACGGACATGTATTACCGTTTCTATAGAACGCTGCAAAACAACTAGGACACGTTGATACTGGTTGAATCTTAGGTCTATTACTTTCTTTCTGTTTCTTAGTTCCTTCCAAACTCCAATATCTATCTTGAGTAGGTAAACCAAACCTTTGAACATTTCCAACTTGATCAATAATAATAGCAGTTTTACCTGCTCTAGGATTCATTGATCGCATTGCAAATTGCAGATACAAAGACAATGATTTGGTAGGTCTCAGCATGATTACACAGTCAACGTTTGGTAAATCTAGCCCTTCAGTAAATAGTTCAGCATTTGTAACTATCCTTACCTTCCCGGCTCGATAGTCTTTGATAATCTGATCCCTTTCTGCTTTTGGAGTAGTACCAGATACTGCTTTGGCCAAGATACCTTGTTGACAGAACTGCTTAGCTAATCTCTCAGCTGATTCAACATTGTAGGTATAAGCTATTGCCTGCTTACCTTTGGCCAACTTAAGATACTGGTCAACTGTTCGACCATAAATCTTAGGTTTAAAGGCATCTTTAATTGATTGTTCATCATAATCACCAGTACGCTTAGTTTTTAGTTTTGAAGAATCTAAAGCAACTGGTGCATAGTAATCAACTGGAGCTAAAAATTGATTATCAATCAGCCACGAAATAGGTTTGCCAATAATTAAGTCATCTGCTACATCTTCAAACCCTTCTCCATTTAGTCTTACTGGTGTAGCTGTAAAGAGTAACTTTAAAGCGTCTGGGAACGTTTCAAGTATTCTACGATAACTTCTAGCTAGAACGTGATGAGCCTCGTCTACGAAAATGATAGTAGGCTTAGAAAGCTTATCTACACGTCTAGTAAATGTTTGAACCATGCCTACTTGAGCTAAAGACATATCAACTTCATTAGCTTTGAAAGTTTTAATAACTTGATCCACAATTTCTTTTCTGTGAACCACGAACATCACTCGATTACCTTTTTTAGTAGCACGTCTAGCAATCTCGGACATAATCACAGTTTTACCTGTTCTAGGTGGTGACTGAACGATTATGGAGTGATGTCCTTTTTTAACGGAATCGTATATGTTATTAATTGATTCCAATTGATAATCTCTCAACTTGAACATTACTTAATCACTGTTCCTCTGTTTGGTTTAAGATGAACACCTGGCACTTCTTGACCACTCTTTAAAACCTTATATAGTTCTTTCTTATCAGCAGTAACTTCTGTTTTAGTTTGTTTAAATTCTTCTGGTAAATTATCTAGACTATCTACAATAACTGATGCCTTATAATTTCTAGGCTTTAAAATGTGGTTTTTGGTTTGCAACTCTTTGATACCAGCATCATCTAATGCTCGTGTCATATAGTCTTGTAAAGATAGATTTAAGTTATTGAGTGATGTTTGCTTTGCTCTTAAATCTTTGAGTTTTTCAGACAACCAATCGAGTTGCATTTTGTTTTTCTCAATCCAGTAAGCAATATTATCTAGTTTAATTTCTCTAGCATCATTTATTGAATCTAAAGTGTCAGCTAACACTTCTGAATCTAAGTCTTCACGTTCTTCTAGGTCTCTATATGTTTGATTCAATTCAAATAAGTTCATTACTTGGTTCCTCCTATTGGTTTTAATAGTTCTTCTAGTACATCTCTGTCATTAGGTTCTAAATCGAAATAATTAAGTTGATAGAAAGCTCTTATTACTAGAAATTTCTCAACATCACTATCTAGTGATTTCGTGAAATTGAATAATGTGTTAAGATTAATGTTGTTAATATTTTTTTGTCGTTCAGTGGTTGCAGCCACTGAATTTTTTGTATCTAGCACCTTTTATCACCTCCTTTAAAGGTCCATCTCTTCAACTATCCAGATGTTATAACTTCCACAAATTGGACAACGTTTAACGTCATCTACATCTTGCATCCCATAAACCTCAAAGACTAACTCACAGTCATCACACTGCCAACGTCCACCAGTGTCATACTCTAAACTTGGTTCATCTTCCATTTTGTTTGCCTCCTTAATCAAAGAATTCTCCTTTTTTAATCGCTATAACAATTCCATGTAATGCATATCCAGCAAGTACAGATAGCCCAATCAATGTAAAATAAGCTGCATTCGTCAATTCGATCATCTTAATCATCCTTTCTGGTATAATGTATATATAATTTATTTCTAGAGGTGATTTTCATGGATAAATTTTATAATCTTTTGCCACTCATCATTTCTTTAGTTCTAAATGCTCTTCAATTAATACAAGCTATATGCAAGCAAAGGCAAGAATATCACTTAAATTTGAAACGATTAGGTTTTGAAAGAGACAATAAAGAAAAAGATAGAGAACATTCTTTGAAACTTAAGAAGTTAGAACAAAAATTTAAATTCGATAGAGTTGAACAAGATAATTTAATCTACATTCAACGCGATCTATTGCCTAAGCTTCAAGAACTTGCTTTCAAATATATTTCTGTTACTAGGCATGAAATATACATACATACCTTACCTGTTAGATTTTCTGAAAATCAGCAAAACTTAGAAATGGCTATCTCTATTTATTGTCCCGAAATGCAAGAACCTATTAAAAAATTTCATCAAGTTAATAATGATCGCTATAAATTTAAATCTGATCTATTAGAAACAATGGATGATGAAATTATCCCAACACTTTCCCGTGTATTAGAGCCACACCCAACAAGATATAAAGAATAATCGCTATACAAATAGCAATCGTACTTTTATTTGTTGTATCGTCTAATAAATCTTGTCTACCCATATACACACACAGCAATGTCATTACTATTGGTATTGCTGCTATTTGTGTTACCTCATAAATTTCTTTCATTATTCCTTACCTCCTTTACGTTTCTTATTCCACCTATACAAATCAACGCTCCCTGCGTACGCTATGCACGCTAGGATTCCATAAATACACCACATATCATTTCCTCCATGTAAAAATATCCTTGAGCCAACTAACTAATATGAATACTGCTATATAAATCAGACATCCAATTAATACTGCTAAAACTGGTTCCATCAGGTCACCTCAAATCTTTTTACTTGTCATATATCTATCCAAATCTTCCTTATCAAAAAATGGTTTAGTTCCATTTTCTATTGGATAGATTGGTCTTGGTGCATCTGGTTCTTTTCGGACATTATCAAAATATTTAGGCTCCATTCCACAATACTCAGCAGCTTGAGATCTATTTAGAAATCTTTGGTTATTAAACTTCATTCTTTCTTCTGCTACTTTCAACAAGGCATCAAAAAGCTTGTTTAAAAAATCTCCTAATGCTTTTTTGCTAAATAAGTCTGCTAATTCCATCAAAACCACCTACCTTATTTTTAAGTCAGAAATAATTTTCAAGATAATTTGATTTGCTTTTGGGTTCTTTTTACGCCCAGATAAATAATCGGACATATCCTGTTTATTTACTCCGTACATGACAGATAGTGAACTTATAGATATATCATTATCAGTTAGATATTTGATAATCTTCTCTCTACCACTTAATGTTTCTGGCATTGAAAATCACTCCCTTCTGATATAATTAATTCATCTCCTACCTATTGATCGTTAAACTTCAAAACATCTAGCAAAGCTTCAACATCAACATCAAGGATATCTGGTACACAGTTAATTGTTAAACAAGGTTTATCAGCTGCATTCATATCAAGTTTGATGTCTGTTACACCTCTATCTAACTTGTGGCCATTGATTTTAATATCATATTCAAAAGAGTAACCATTTGTTTCAATGTCGGTTATTCTTTTTTTTGATCTCAACTTTTAATAATTTCATAGCAATCGCTCCTTTCTATATTCAAATAATTCTCCCGGTGTAATATCTAGCGCTGAACACAACTTATCAATTGTATCTAGCTTAATCATTGCCGTTTTATCGTAATACAACTGAGTTAGCGTACTTCTTGAAATTCCTGTCCACTCATGAAGTGCTGCTATTTTGATTCTTTTTTTACCCATTATTGTTGATAAATTATTGACAATCATTTCCCTACACCTCCTATTTTTTAAACGTGTAAGTAGAATTGATAGAAATTTCGTATAAAAGTATTGACTATCTTTATACGGACATGTAAACTGTAAGCGTAATAAATAAGCATTTAAAGCCTATCTATCACGTTTTCTTTCATTGGCTTTTCTTGCTTTTTTTCTATCAAATTAACTTACAAGATAATATTATTACGTTTCGTATAAAAAGTCAACAAATTAATTTACGTTTCGTATAATTTAATTGTATTTAGACAAGGAAAGATTACTATGACAACATTTGAAATAATAAAAAAACTTGCCAATCAACATGATAAATCACTCCAACAAGTTGCTGAAGATTTAAACTTTAGTAAAAATCTTTTCTATCGTTGGAAAACAAGTGATCCAAAGGCTAAAGATTTGGCAAAAGTTGCTGATTATTTTGGAGTAACTACTGATTATCTGCTTGGCAGAACAGAAACACCTCAATTTACTAACAAAGATGAAAAAGACATTCAAAAGAAATTAACTGAGATGATTGATGGTTTAAGTGATGATAGTTCTTTAGCTTATTTAAATAATGGTGGTACTGAAATAGATGAAGAAGATGCTGAATTGATTAAATCTGCTTTAGAAAGAACACTCAGAAGGTCTAAATTATTAGCAAAAGAAAAATTTACACCTAAAAAGTACAGAAAGTAAGGTGTTGGTCATGCGTTATACAGATTGGACTAGAGAGAAAGTGAATAAGATTATTAAGAATGCAAATTCAAACAATCCGTATAAATTGTGTGATTTTTTGGGAATAAATATTGATTATGATGATTTAGGTAAAGATATTCTAGGATTAAGAACTGTTAATTTCAGAATTCCATCTATCATATTAAATACCAGAAATACCGAACAAGAAAATTACATAACTCTTGCCCACGAATTAGGACATCATATCTGTAAACATAATACTAATACAGAGTACCTAAAGCGTCATAATTTAACTTTTAAATCATATGGTGTTGAGTATGAGGCAAACAAAGTAATGATAGACATTCTTACATATAATACAAATATCGCCGAATTTCATACTCAAAAAGACTACCTTAACTACTATAGTATCCCTAATTGGGCAAAAAGATATGTCGATTGGAATTATTTAAAAGAAAATGCTAACTTCAACACTTTTGATAGTGTTTTAGATTAAAATGACCAAATACGGATGTTTTTTAAAGCTACTTAATAATGATGTTAGGAGATATTGATATGAAGAAGATCAAACAAATTTTAAAAAGATTCTGTATAGTTTTTATTTTTATAATTTTAGGTGCTTTATTGGATAATGCTATAAATCCTAAAAATCCTATTTTTACGACAATATTTTTTATAGTTGGAATTATCGCTTCTATATATTGGCCCGTTATAAGCCCAAAAGGTTTGATGGATAAATCTAACGATAAGAAAATTCAAGAAATAAAAAAGCAACAAGAAAAATTGGATAAAAGATTAACTGTCAAACAATTAAAACCTTTTGAATTAGATAATTTAATTCAAGCAAAAAAAGACGAACTAAATTTATTATCGAATAATATTTCTGAACAGCAACATACTCTTAAAAATATCATTAATGAAGTAAAAAATGCTAAAGAAAAGGAAAAAGAAAAATATACTGCTCAACTTTCAGAGTTAAATAAAAATAAAAATGACTTAGAAGCTGAAATTATTTCTAAACAAGATACACTAAAAACAATAGCAGATGAACTAAATAAATATGGTGAAAAAGTTTCATTGAAAGAAAGTATTGAACAAGATAAGCTTGAAATTTCTAAATTGGAAAACAAAATTCAAGAATTAAAGAATCAAATCATTTCTTACGATGATCAGATTAATATCGAAAGCTTCGGACTATACAATCCACATTATTCATTCACTTCTTCGGTTGAATATAAGCAAAAATTAGATGATGTGCGTCAACTACAAAAATCTCTCATTAAAGACGGAACTGCTGGAGTTATCACTGAACAACTGCTTTTTAACAATTCCTTAGCTGAAGGTAAAAAAGTTCAAAATCAAAATATTAAACAACTAATTAGAACATTCAACGTTGAATGTGAAGCTGCAATCAATAAAGTAACTCTATCTAACATGAAACGAATTGAAGATAGAATTAACCGTTCGTTTGAAACTCTAAATAATTTAAATGTTGGAAACTTAATCAAGCTATCCCCTACTTATTTGAGATTGAAACTTGATGAATTGCACTTAGCTTTCGAATACGAGCAAAAGAAAGCTGAAGAAAAAGAAATTCTTCGAGAACAGCGTGAAAAAGAAAAAGAAGAACGTAAAGCTCAAGCTGAAATCGAACGTCAAAGAAAAGCTGTTGAAAAAGAACGCAAGAAACAAGCTGAACATTTTAAACAAGCTGAAGCTCTGCTTAAAGAAAAAATGGAAAATCTTACAAATAATGATGATCCTAAATATAAATCATTGCAAGATGAAGTTGCTAAACTTAAAACTCAATTAGCTGAGCTTGATGAAAAAGAAGCCAGCCTTGATTATCGAGAAAATCATTCAACTGCCGGATATGTGTATATCATTTCAAATATTGGTGCATTTGGTAAAAACGTATTTAAAATTGGTGTTACTCGCCGTCTCGAACCATTAGCTCGTATCAAAGAATTAAGTAGTGCATCCGTTCCGTTTAGTTTTGATGTTCATGCTTTAATCTTTAGTGATGATGCTTATAAACTTGAAACTGACCTACATAACTACTTTGATAAATATCGAGTTAATAAGGTAAACAATCGTAAAGAATTCTTTGGAATTACGATAAACCAAGTCAAAGAAGCACTTAATAAATATTACAACCAAACATTTGAATTTACTGAAATTCCCGAAGCTGAAGAATATCGTAAATCATTAGAATTAATGCAAAAAAATTAATTACTTTAAATTAAATAGCGAATGGTACTCAGATAATCCAAAATTAACCACATTTTTATCAATACTACAAAAACTAGTTGACTACTTAAATGAATAGTAGTAACCTTCTAATTAAGGAAATAACGGTAAGACCGTTAGCTAATAGAGATTAATCATCAATATTGGTTATTAAGTGAAGGGACAACTAGAAATAGTTGTCCCTTTTCGTATATATGAATATATTTATTCCCGTCATTCTCGACGGGTTTAACTAGAATTTAAAAAGAACATACATTCTAAGGAGATAATTATAATGGCTCAAATAATCAAATATACTAAAAAAGGAGAATCCTTATATAGATTTAAATTATATTTAGGCATTGATCCAGTTACTGGTAAACGTGTAGAAACTTCTAGAAGAGGATTCAAGAGGAAAAAAGATGCAGAACGTGTAATCAGGCAATTACAATTAGACTTTGCCAATGGAAACTATGGAAAAGCTAAAGATACAAATATTAAAACCTTTGATGACTTATTTAACTTATGGTTTAAATCATACGAAAATACTGTAAAACCTAATACAGCTGAAACCAAAAAAATAAGATATGAACGAGTTGTAAAACCATTGATTGGTAATGCAAATATTAAAAAAATTACTACTGCATTAGCTCAACAAATAGTTAATAAATTAGCCGCTAAATACAAGAGTTATCGTCAATATCTAATAGTACTCAATTCTCCATTAAATTATGCTGTTAAATTGAGTATGTTAGATGTTAATGTTTTTAAATTAGTAATCTTTCCTAAAGCTACTGATAAGAAAAAATATAAGCATATTGAATCTGATAATAATTTTTACTCTAAAGATGAACTTATCACTTTTTTAGAAAATGTCAAAGGATACAATTTCAAATACTATACATTCTTTAGACTCCTTGCCTATTCTGGTATGCGTTCTGGTGAATGTTTAGCTTTACAATGGAAAGATATAGACTTTAATAATCAAATAATTACCATAACTAAAACCACTGCATATAATCCTGGTAAGAAAGAAACAACTATAAACACACCTAAAACTAAGAAATCAAAACGAGTAATCTCTATAGATGATGTTACCTTATCTGTATTAAAGAGTTGGAGATTACAACAAAAGAAAAACTTATTGAAATTTGGTTTCAACACTAATAATTCTCAACAGTTTTTATTTACAAATCCTGAGACTAACCAATATTATCCATCTCACGTTGCAACATCTTGGTTAGGAACAGTATATCGTAATTTTCCAGATATGAAAAAAATAACAGCACATGGCTTTAGACATACTCACGCTTCTCTTTTATTTGAATCTGGTGCCAATATCAAGGAAGTTCAAGAACGCTTAGGACATTCAACTTCAAAAATGACACTTGATATTTATACTCATGTTACACAAAATCGAAAGCAAGAAACATCACTTAAATTTGCTAATTTTATGCAGAACTAAAAACAAGTGTGGGTCATTTTGTGGGTCATTTATATAAAAGTATAAAAAAAGTTGCCATAAACGTTGATAAACCAACATTTACAGCAACTGAATTAAATATTATTTAATTTAATTCATTAATTAAATTACTTAAACAATCTTTTATTTCAGCTGGTAATGGATTATCAGGATGGTTTCCCTCATACTTTTCAATCCATTCCAGTCTAATTTCTAATCTTCTCTTCAATTTCTCAGTGTAACTCTTATCTTTAAAATCAACTGGATATTTTTCAAATGGTAAGTAATACATTCCATCTAAAGAACCAAATTTTTCCCAATTAACTTTTTCATTAGCTATATCTTCTAAAATTTGTAAAGTTATCTCTTTATCAATATCAATACCGTTATAAGATGCTGTATTCACTATATAACCAGATACATTACGTTTTTCAAATAACTCTTTAAAGTCACGATAATCTTCAGCTAATGGATATGCACGAAATGGATTAGCAAAAGGCTCAATTACAAGAGAATTTCTATCAGCATTTACTACATTTTCTGCTGTTGATCTCTTAGTAGCTAATGTTACTCCAAAAGTTGCTGCTAACGTTGGATTATCTAACTTAACAACAGGTGGAAGACTATCATCTTTCATAATCCAAAAAATAGAATCTATAGGTGCATTTTCTTTATCCACCCTATTCAATGAAGCATATCTTGACTTAATTGTACGACCATTTCCATTACGTAAATCTTCAGTTACTAAAACTCGCTTTTTTTCCTCATTTAACGTTACACCTACATTCATAACTGTGGTAAAGTAGCTTGCTTCTTTTGAACCAGGCATATAATCATTAGTCTTATCAAAATAGGCTGGTTCTAATGCAACTGAACTTCCATTTATTCTTGAAATTACAAAAGCATCATCATGAAGAACATCAATATCATATTTGCCACCATGTTTAGCATGAGTTAATGTCGATTTTCCTGAGCCAGATAGTCCATAGAATGCAAAAACTTTATCATCTTTGTCGTCAAATCTAAATACTTTTTCTCCACCATGTGAAGCTGTGTATCCATGTCTATGAGCTATTGCCCAAGCTAATGTTAATGTCGCTTTTTTTAGTTCTCCAAAATATCTTAAACCTAATATTGCAGCTACATTATGTTCAGCATCAATTATTACTAGGCCATTAGGATAGTTTTCATCTTTAAATTCAGGATCAGCATAAATAAAAATGTCTCCTTCTTCATATTTATGAGAAGCTTGATACATTTTTTCATATTCTGAAGTTACTGGTTGAAAATTTAGCATATATGATAACATATTAAATTCATAACCTTTTGGGACAGCAAGGTGTGATTTTAACATAAAATCTTCATCTAATCCTACATAAACTTCTGTCTTATAGAATTTTCTGTCACTAGCTTCAAAAATTGCATCTCTAAGAACTCCTGCTAATTCGTTAGTATCTTCTCCTAAATGCCCAATAATATGTCGTGCAGCTGCTGTTCTTCCAACAATTTTTCCATGATTATTTACTAACATTTTAGAATCTACTGGTAACCCTAATTCTTGGGTATGCTTTATTGGAACATCTGTCACAATTGTACTAGGACAATTTTTTGCTAAATAATATGCTTTTGAAATATCTGTTACTCTTTCAAAATTGTTGCCATAAAATGCTGTTTCAACAGTCGTTCTAATTTGTGAAAGGAGAGGATTCTTTTTATTAATATCTACTTCTTTATAATGACTAATTGTACTCATAATTATCACCTCATTGTTTAAATAGTTTTTTATAATACGCTTTCATTCTATCACAATATACTATATTAAACAAAACTGTTTTAAATTATATAGATTAATACAAGTAACAAAAAAAGCCTTAGTTATAAAAACTAAGACTTAAACACAGATACCGGTAATCGGGGTCGAACCGATACGTCCTCAACGGACACTGGATTTTGAGTCCAGCGCGT